CAGCGGCAAGGAGAGAATATATGCGTACTGGTCAAAGACCTCCAATGGGCGGTGCTGGTTTAGGCATCGGTAGAACTCGATAATTAATTTTCCCCTTACGATAGGACAGCAATGGCATTATCAATGGAGCAGGTAGCAGCACGCGTTCAAGCGCTACGCTACCGCAACAACGAGCGCGACCAGCGCAACCTTGACGTCCTTGCAGTACGTAAGGGTAAGATTGCTGAAGTCTATCCTGACTTCTTCCCAGACGGAGTAAATGCAAATGTCGTGGCAAATTTTATTGACATTGTTGCGCGTGACCTATCCGAAGTTATGGCACCACTCCCAGCCGTCAACTGCTCCGCAGCAAATCAAGTTAGCGACCGCGCTCGTTCTTTCGCGGATAAACGTACGCGGATTGCTTCTAACTATTTTTCTCACTCTGACCTTGCGGTACATATGTACTCGGGGGCAGACTGGTACATAACATATGGTTTCGTTCCGTTCATTATTGAACTTGACGAAGAAAGCAAGTTGCCTCGCATCCGCATAGAAAACCCACTGGGTGCTTACCCAGAGTTTGACCGCTACGGACGTTGTGTGGCATTTGCTAAGCGTTACATGATGACACTGGGCGAATTAGTAACTCAATTCCCTGAGTATGAAAGAGAACTGCTAGGTGGCTATGGCTACAAGCAAGACCTCAATCACCAGGTTGAGATGATTCGTTATTACGACAAAGACCAGTCAATCATCTACATCCCATCAAAAGGTGACTTAGTACTTTCACGTGCTAAGAATCCTTTAGGAAAAATGATGGTTGTAGTAGCACGCAAGCCATCTATTGATGGTGAGCTACGTGGACAGTTTGATGATGTTCTAGGTATTCAATTGCTGCGCAACCGCTTTGCGTTACTTGCAATGGAAGCAGCAGAGAAATCTGTACAAGCTCCTATCGTACTTCCGCAAGATGTTCAGGAACTACAACTTGGTGGAGATGCGGTTATCCGTACCTCTAATCCAGCAGGTGTGCGCCGTGTAGAATTACCTATTCCACAAGGTGCATTTACTGAACAACAAGTCTTAAATCAAGAACTTCGCGTTGGAACTCGCTACCCTGAATCACGTACAGGTAATGTTAGCGCATCAATCGTTACAGGTCAAGGCGTACAGGCTCTTATGGGAGCCTTTGATACACAGGTTAAGTCAGCGCAGGCAATCTTTGCTGCAGCACTTCGTGATGTAATCGGCCTTTGCTTTGAAGTTGACGAAGTTATCTATCCTGAAGAAAAGACCATTCGTGGTGTTGACTCAGGTTCACCTTATGAAGTTACATACAAGCCATCTAAAGATATCAAGCAGGACTATTCTGCGGATGTTCGCTATGGTATGCTTGCTGGTCTAAACCCTGCACAGGGTCTTATCTTTATGTTACAGGCCTTAGGCGGCAAACTTATCTCCAAGGACATGGCGATGAGAGAACTACCATTTACTGTTAACGTAACACAAGAGTTAGAAAAGATTGAGATTGAAGATATGCGTTCAGCACTTCTTGGGTCTCTTACGGCCTACACTCAAGCAATTCCACAGATGGCTACTCAAGGCCAGGATGCTTCTGAAGTAGTGCGTAAAATTGCGGCTGTGATTAAGGCGCGCCAAAAGGGACAAGCACTTGAGGATGCGATAGAAGCAACCTTTGCCCCACAACCGCAACCAGTTCCTCCTGCTGGAGTACCACAAGCGGTTGAGCAAATGTCCCCTGCTCCCGAAGGTGCACCAGCAGGAGGCACTCCTCTTCCACCGCAAGAAGCACCACAAGATATTCAAAGTTTACTCTCTAGCCTGACTTCAGGCGGGGGAGCAAATGCAAGCGTTCGTACAGTACAGCGCAGATAAACTAGGAGGGGACAATGACTACAATTATCGGCGTGCAAAGCACTGATGGTTGCACTATGGTCGCTGATAGCCTAGTAAGTGATGATACTGGTCGCAATTGGTCACATCCACAGATGACTAAAATTAATAAACGTGGAGAGTTTTTAATTGGTGGCGCAGGTGAAGTTGCTCCTTGTGATATAGCGCAACATATCTGGGACCCACCAGCCTTAACTGTTAAAGATAGAAAAGATGTTTATCATTTTATGATTGCAAAGGCTATGCCTTCGCTTCGTGAATGCTTAAAGGCTAATGGTTATAACTTTGATGAGGCACAAGATAAAGATTCTAGTTCTAGATTCCAATTCTTAATGGCCGTTAATGGTGAATTGTTTGATGTTGGTGATGATTTATCAGTAATGCGAAACGTTGATGGATTCTATGGTGTAGGTTCTGGTGCACAGATTGCACTAGGGGCCCTATATGCTGGAGCAGAAGCAGTAAGAGCAGTAGAAATTGCTGCTCAATTAAGTATTTTTTCAGAAGGACCCTTTCAAGTAGAGGTTCAATATTCTAAGTAGGAGGAAAAATGGCTGGAAATCAGAATAGTGGCGGTTATCGCCCAACTGCTCCGCAGAATAATCCTGCTAACATCTCAGCAACTGGTGGAAATGGACAAAGCGGACAAGGACAAGCCGCTCGTTACATCCCAGGTATGGCTTATGGCCAAGGACAAGCAACAATGCAGCAACAAAAATCTGCACCTATGGCTGCTGGACCACGTCCAAGCGCCCCATCCGCACTTAGACTTCCAAATGTAGTAGGATTAACTGAACCAACTATGCGTCCAGAAGAACCTATTACTGCAGGAATTGATATTGGCGCAGGCCCTGGTTCAGAAGCACTTACCATGCCTAACCAAATGCCAAACCAAGACCCTGATATTGAAATGGTTCGTCGATTCCTTCCTGCAATGGAGTTCTGGGCTAGTCAACCTGGTTCATCTCAAGCAACTAAAGACTACGTCGTGTATTTGCGAGGTGCTGTGTGAGTGTTTGGGAGTTTATGGGAAAGATTCAGCGCGAGCTGGAAAAGAAACCTACACCCCCAAAGTCACCAACTAGATATTCAGTAAGCGACCAGGGTCAAGTTTCAACAAATGTACAACAGGCTGCCCCAATGCCTACTCCTTCAGCTGCTCCTGCCCCTATGGGCATCCAAGGCACAGCAACATATGACCCAGGTTGGAAGAATCAATTTGGATTGACCTTTGATGCTGCCAAGAATCTTCCATCTAATCCAGGTGGCTGGAACAATGAAGTTGAAACTCTAAGAAAAGTTGGAGTTGATGTTGCAGATGCAACTATCGGAGCTGTAATTCGTAATACTCTTGGCCCTGTTGATAATGCTACAGGTGGTGCGCTTTCCAAAGCACTAATGTATGGAACTAACGAAGTTCGTTCCAACTATGCCTTTACTAGAGATTTAGAGAATAGAACCACAGGTATGGGCCTTTTATCTGGTCTATTAATGTTATCTGCTGGCGTAGGTGGCGGAATTTTAGGTGCTTTTGTTGGCGGACCTGTAGGTATATGGGCTGGTGCAACACTAGGTATAGCTGCTGCTGGACGTATTGGTAGAGAAGTATCCGAAACTGGTGCTCTTGGCAATGCATTTAAGACATCTGCTGATATAGCAACGACTAAAGCTGGCCAAGAGAAATATAACTTTGGCCGCGATACAGTAACAACTATCTCTGAGATTACTGGCTCTGAAACATTCGGTGACACTACCATGGGTATTGGAGCTATCACATCTGGTATCTTAAATTTTGGTTTTGAAATTGGAACATCACCTGATATTGGTGCTGCCAAAGTAGCGGGTGCTGCTGGACGTAGGGCATTTGTTGCTCCAATCAAGGAGACTGGTGGAAAATTTAGTTCTAAACTTCTTGGTCCTGTGTTCGAAGTACAGACAGCGGAGCGTTTAGCCAAGGATGTAGACCTACTTAAGCGTACTGGTGCTGGTGAAACAACCGTATACACCCCAATGTTTGAGTTCTTCAAGAGTCATACTCCTGGCGAATTGATGATGCGCAAAGGCTTTGATAATGAAGTTGGAATGTTCGCAGCCCAAGTACTTGCTGGTCAATCAGATGAGGTAATCTCTTTAGCCTTACGCGCTGGACGCGGAGATTTAGAAGCATTGGACACTCTTGCTGCACAACGCGCCGATATAGCAAATAATTTTAACCGTCTTAACGATGGTATCCGTATGGGCGAAAGAGATGGTTTATACTTTGTAAGCTACGACGGTAAGACCCGCAACTTGGGCAAAGTTATGGGCGAACTAGATGATACCGCCTGGGCACGCACTGAAGTAGAAGCGCTACGCAAACAAATTACTTGGTTAGATAATGCACTTGTCCTAGATAGCCGTTTAGCAGATAGAACTGTTGGCAAATGGGCATGGGTAGAACGTGCTCGTAATGATGCCGCCACTAGACGTATTGCTACTAAACTTGAAATGCCTCTAATGGGCAACATGGAAACTGTCGCTGGTAAAATATTCCAAACTGTATACCAAAGTGGTCCATTAGGCATGTTTGTCCGTTCTATTGACCGAGGCATAGATGATGTTCCTCGCGGTACAATTAATTTTAATGATGTTATTCAAACACCTGAGCGCTTACGCACCAATCTTCGTGCATCTGTAGCAAAAGCTGGTTTACTGCCAGAACGTGCTGCAGATATTTATAATCGTTTTGTTTCAGCAACGAATGAGTTAGATAAACTAAAGATTATTAATGATTATACAGCAGAACTTGCACAAACTGTAGGAAAAAAATATGGTGTTTCAGGAGATATCATTGACCTTGTCCTTTCAACATGGGATAACATTCATGGTACCTGGATGTCCGAAGCACGCAAGTCTAAAGATTTAAATGTTGGATACATGTTTGGTCCTGGCGGAGTAGACGACATCCTTAATGACCCACAACTTATAACTCAGTTAGCAAATGGTGCATTCTTGCCAGACCCTAAGATGTGGGACCAAGCATTCAAACGTTATTCAAAGAAACATGCAGCATTGCCTGGGGCAAAAGAGAATCTTGCCGTCAAAGGCAAGTATGTACTAGATGAATTCCAATCTTTATGGCGTGCTGGCACATTACTTCGTGGTGGTTATCCACTTAATATTATTCGTGACTCAGCAGTCCGCGTCTATGGCGATGGTGCATTGTTCCCATTGCTAACTAAGTTAACTCAAGATACTGTTAATACTCTTGCGAATAGTACACAGACTGTAGGCAAAATAAAAGATGCGTCAATTCGTATGGCTAATCCAAAGAAAAACCTAGAGCGTATCTACTCAGACATCAGTGACCGTACTGCTACAATAGAGGCTTTACAAAAGGTTCTTCAGGAGTCAGGGTATGACCCTAAGAAACCACCTAAGGAATTGTCGGAAACACAAAAGTTTAATATTGCGCAGCTAGATAATCTTAATAGAACAGTAAAAGAATTGCGTCGCCAGCAAGCAGCGCTAGTTTCTGGTAAGAAAACTAGAGTTGTAGCACGCGACAAGATGATTAACATAGAAGGATATACTTTTCCAGCAGCATTTTCTGGACGTTTTGGTGACTTAAGCGCCCAGGCTTTAATTCAGAAGGACGACATCCGTCGTGCCGTGCAGGGCATACGTGAGCTAGAACTTGAGAATGTACGTCGTAGTCGTACTGGTGTTAGAAGTATCTTGCCTGGCGAAGATGAAGGATTACACCTAGTATCTTGGCAGCAAACGCTTCAGGATAAGATTGGTTTCGACCCTGTTGCTCGTATGATTATGGAAGGTAAGACTCGTCAAGAGATTATAAAGTATCTTCGTAGTCCTGAAAGCAAGGACTATATGAGTCGTATGGGTGCAGAATCATTTGATGCTCCTAACCAATACGAAAAGGTCCTTGCTGTAGTAGAGCATTTTGCTCCTAATAAAGAACTATACAAGCCTATCCTTAATGGTACTCTTACAGTAGATACACTACGTAAACTGTACCCAAACATTGAAGAACGTCCACCAGTGTTGACTGACATGGCAAATGATATGTTGGGCCAGAGCAACGCATACCGAAAGTTGACTGGTCTTTACAAAGATGGCGTCGCTTGGTTGTCAACTGCGCCAACAAGTAAGTTAATGTACTCTCCTTACTTTGCTGTTAAATATGAAGAGAAACTTCAGTCTTTAATATACGTAGCTAACCTTCAAAAGCGCGTATTAACCGATAAGGATAAAGAAAACTTTGAAGCAGCAGCACGTGCTTACGGTATCCGCGAGTACAAAAATAAATTAAACTCATTCCATCGTGACATGAATTACAACGGAATCTTTAATTATGTGCTAGCATTCTTCCCTGCTGTTATCGAACAGTACCGTGCATATGGTCGCATCTTCCTAGAGCATCCTGACTTTCTTATCAAAGCGGCACAGATTTCATCTATTCCAGAGCGTCTAGGTGCAGAACAAGAAGACCCATTTGGTAACAAGTATGTTGAAGTTCCACTACCAATGCTCGGTGGAATTAAAGGTCGTTTTAATTCTAAATGGTTTAACGTATTTAATCCTACTGGAAACAGTCTTGTATCTGGCGGTCCGTTGCTTACATCAAGTGTAAACGTATGGTCAAAACAGTTTAATGTTGAGAACAAGTTCACGCAATGGGCGCTTCCATTCGGAACCCAGACTGGCATAACTGGTATGGTTACCGCCAATACCGCACGTCGCCTTGCGCAAGCTGGGAAAGCACAATTTCTTAAGAGTGGTGACCAGTTTAATATTGACACCAATATGTTCTTACGTCAAATTCGCTTTGATTATATCAATGCTAATCATAAAGAGCCAACGTTAGATGAAGTATATGGCATGTCTCTTGAGGCACAAGAAAGAGCAACTGGACTTGCTTGGTTGCGCTTCTTGTCATCCATCTCTTTGCCAGCACATCCACGTTATGTGACTGGTCTGCAGGGTTATGCTGATGAACTTCAAAGAATGGTACAGGCAGACCCAGTAAATGGTGAGCAAACATTCTTGAAGACATACCCTGATTACTTCTTACTTACAAGTAAGTTGTCTGAATCAACCGCTGGTATTGGTGACGATGCTACAGCAGTTGCCCTGCTTAAAGATAATAAAGATACTTTAACTCGCATTGTTACAAATATCGGACCAGATAATTTAAATGTTTTGGGTGCCGTATTCAATGATGAGAACTATGCTTTTTCTTCAGCAGCAAGAGCCTACTTGCAGTCTACTGATATACCAGGATATCCAGGCAAAAAGTTTAAAGATTCTAAGGGTTTCTTGGAAGCAACTACAAAGTCAATCGTAGCCAAGGGCTGGAGTGACTTTAGTAATCTTAAAGAAATTGTCATTGACGAACTAACCAAGGGTGGAATGAATCCTAACCGTGGCTATGGCAAGAATTTATATGACCAGTATATGGATAGTTTTGTTCAAGGTCAAAAAGAAACTAATAATATTTGGTACGAAGAGTACACAGCTGGGTTTAGTGGTGGCTCTGGAAGCCGTCAAGCTGCTACAGTTAAGGCTCTCAGCATCGCTGCTAACACACCAAAGATGTGGAAAGAGCTATCTAAGCAGCCACGTTGGGGTACAATTGTTGAGTACTTAAATTTCAGATATACAGTATATGATGAATTAAAAAGAACTGGCACGTCACTTGATTCAGCACGCAACCGCAAGTTGCGTGAAGACACTGCTGACTATGTGTTACTTCTGCGTAAGCGCGATATTAACTTCGGCAAGTTCTATGATAGGTACTTTGATAATGATAAATTCAACTTCGTATATGGTGGTTAATAATGGTAAGTCCTAAGCCAACTAACACTCCTTCACCAATGCCTACTGCTGGCCAGGTGGTTGGACGCCCTAGTGCAACCCCAGCACCTATAGTGAAGCCTACCGCTACTCCTAGCGCTTCTACTTCGTCTTCTACATCTAACTTTGCTACCAATATTATATCGCGTGCTGCGTCGCAGAATATAACACTTGATGTTAACTTTACTCCTAAGGCGGTTGATTTCTGGAGTACCCTAGATAATAAAGAATTGACTGCTATTGCTTCCTACCTAAAGAAACTTGGAAAGCCAGTAAAGAGCAGAGCGGATTTATTGGATACTATCTCTGCATATTTTCCTGAAGCCTATAAGGCAACAAATATAGAAGGCGTTATTGGTGCCTTGAAGGACCAGATAATTTTGGGCTTTAGTGGAGATAAGCCAGATGAACCTAAGCTTCCAACACAACAGATTGTACAAGTTGACCAAGAAGTTCTTAAAGCAGGAATTCGTAGCGTATATCAGAATAAGCTAGGTCGCAATGAGTATGCTTCTGAGTTAGCAACAGACCTTGCAACTGCTGAAAAGATGATTAAAGAAGGTCAGGTTGCAACCACTAAAGTTGTTGGCGGTAAAACGCAAACTACTTATACGCCAGCATTCAGCCAAGAAAGACTTCAGTCAAAAATTTCTGCTGGTATCGAAAGCGCAACTGAGGGTCCCGTGGCGCAAGACTTAAAAGAAAAACAAAGTCTTGATTTCATGGACTTCTTAAATAGTTTGAGAGGATAATCAATGGCATCTACATATAAAGTTGTCAAGGGTGACACCCTCAGTGCAATCGCCAAGCGATATAGAATTACTCTTGCTCAGTTAAAGAAGTTAAATCCACAGATTACCAATCCTAATTTAATTAGAGTTGGTCAAGTTATAAATATTTCTAAAGCAACTTCAGGCACAACTGACCCAGCAACAGATGCAGCAGATAACGCAACAGGTGAGTCTGCATCAGTTGGCTCTTCTTCTATGTATGACCCAGACCCTAATTCCGCCGTTGGTGGGCCTGGCTCTGGAACTCAAACCGTAGAAGGCGGTCCTGGTTCAGCAACTGTTGGCGATGCCTATGTTGGTGGCGAAAGTGATGCAGTAAACGCATACGGATTAACACTTGATTTACTTAAAATATTTCCTGAACTACAGGATACTTACGATGCCTTTATTAGAGGCGATAAAACTGGCGCACAACTTGCGTATTACAAGACTAATTATTACAAAAATATAACCGACCTTGGCCAGACACGTGCAAAGAACAAGGCTAGCCGTCGCGGTGTCTATGACCAAGAATTTGAAGCATACCTAGTGGCACAAAAGTCACGCATGGTTGGCATTGGTATTACTGATGAAAAAGTTCTCACTAAAGATTTCTTTGAAAAAGCATACCTTTCTGGTTGGACAGATAAGCAGTTAGATTTAAATGCCTTAGGTGGAACAACAAAGCCTTTAACTGGTGGTGCACTTGGTGACACTCAACTTCTTAAGCAATATGCTGATGCTTTTGGCATGTCGTATAATGCTTTGACATATGACATCTGGACTAAATCACTTGCTGCTGGCACTATGGCGGAAGATGATATCAAGGCTAAGATGCGTCAAGATTCTGCTAGCTCATTCCCAGTATTTGCTGACCAGATTAATGCTGGCAAAACATTAGATTCTTTGGCTTCAGCATACAAAACTTCGATAGCAAATATTTTAGAGAAGGACCCAGATACTGTATCTTGGACTGACCCTAACTTACGTAAAGCTTTACAGAATTTAGACAAAGATGGTAAGCCAGTTCTTATGCCAATCTGGCAGTTCGAAAAGAACCTTCGCAGCACTACTGAGTGGGAATATACAAATAATGCCCGTGACACAATGGACGCATTATCCCTCAAGGTACTTAGAGATTGGGGACTAGCATAATGGCTCAGTACACATACGACCCAACTCAGGGAAAAGTTGTTCCTGTATCACAAGCAAGAGTTGTAACTTATACTACAAATAATCCTGATGGTATGCCTGCTACACCGTTAAAAGATTACAACGCAACCAGTACCGCAGGCGATGAACTAATTAAAAGTCAAGAAGCCGCAAGTGCTGCTCCTAAAACTTCTTTAGCGGAACGGCTTGATGCCATTTTATTTGAATTAAAAGCAGCAGAGGCAGCCTATGCTGCCGCTGTTGAAAATGAAGAATCTAACACAATAGTTAATAAAGCAAAAGCAAGACTTAATGAAGCGCGAAAAGCCTACGATTTAAGCCTGCCACAGCGCAGAGATATTACACCTGTAGTAACCGCTACACCAACACCAACACCAACACCTGTTGTCACACCAACACCAACACCTGTTGTCACACCAACACCAACACCAACACCTACACCACTAACAGATTACAACGCAACCAGCACCGAAGGCGATGAACTAAATAAAAAACAGGCAGCCGCAAGTGCTGCTCCTAAAACTTCTTTAGCGGAACGGCTTGATGCCATTGCCAATGAATTAAAAGCAGCAGAGGCGGCCTATGCTGCTGCTGTTAAAAATCAAGAATCTAGTACAATAATCACCAGAGCAAAAGAAAGATTTGACGAGGCAAAAAAGGCCTACGACCTAAGCGCACCGCAGCGCAATGATATTGCTGCTGCTGATGCTAAGGCGGCTGCTATAGTGGCAGCAAATGCGGCTACTAAACTTCCAGATATTATTGATGAAACAAATTATTTTAATGGGCCAACACCTACGCCAACACCTGTTAATACACCAATGTCTAAGGAAGAATGGGAAGCCTTACAATTAAAGCTTCCACCAGAAGATAGGGTATCTTACGAAGACTATGTAAAATCTTTTGCAGCAGGCGCTACACCTGCACCTGTAGTAGTAACACCTACACCTGCACCTGTAGTAGTAACACCTACACCTGCACCTGTAGTAGTAACACCTACACCTACACCTGTAGTAACTACTACCAATGCTAATGAACAAAATCGTCAATCAGTTATTGCAATCTTAACTGACCGTTTTAACAGATACGGTCTAGGTAGTCTTGCTTCTAAAATTAAAGAATTAGCCATCGACGGCGCATCTGAAGCAACAATTACAATTGGCTTACAGGAAACAGAAGAATACAAAATGCGTTTTTCTGCTAACGAAGACCGAAGAAAGAAAAACCTTAAAGTTTTGACTCCAGCAGAATACCTTAATCTTGAAGATGGCTATCGACAGATACTGCGTTCATATGGATTAAAACAGTTTGATACTGATGATTATGTAAAAAAGTTTATTTCTAACGATGTATCTGCTAGCGAACTTTCAGACCGTGTAGTTACGGCCGTACAGCGTGTTCAGAATGCCGACCCAGCAATTATGCAAACATTGCGCGATTACTACGGCATTACTAATGAATCTTTAGTAGGCTATGTCTTGGACCCTAATCAACAACTACAAAAGATTCAACGTCAAGTTGCTGCAGCAGAAATTGGCACAGCAGCACGTCGTCAAGGTCTTGAAGCAGGAGTTGCTGTGGCCGACCAATTAGCAGCACAGGGTATTAGCGAAGCAGAAGCACAAAAAGGCTACGCAACTATTGCTGACATTCTTCCAAGTGCTGAAAAACTTAGCCAAATCTATGGTGGTACAATGGATAAGTACGGACAATCTGAAGGTGAACAAGAAGTATTTAACAGCCTAGCCTCAGCACAGAGAAAACGCACAGGTTTAAGCAAGCGTGAGATTGCCGAGTTCCAAGGTACTTCTGGTATCAATAGAACATCACTAACGTCCTCAACTAAGGGCGGAATATAATAAATTCCTATGTGGACCTATCGGCCCCGCATAGCGTAATAGACCGATAGCAAGAGCCAGCCCAATCCCCCGATTGGAATCTGAGGCTTGCGACTAAACGAATAGAAGGGTGGGTTGCTATGAGCAACAACTACTGGGATGA